GAACTTCTGATTCCAGATCTCTGATCTGTCGTTGAAATCCAGAAATCTGAGTATTGTTTTTAGAAATGCCATTGTTGAGTTTAGTAATCTCCTTTGATAATTTGGTAAATTGACGTTCTCTCTCCTGCTCAGATTTGATACTACTTTCTAGTTCTTCGTATCCTTTTTTGAGTTCTGATGCCTTTGATTCAACGTCACTGATCTTATTTAAACGAAAGTCTTCTTCTATATCCTGAGTACAGGTAGGGCAAACCCTATTGTTACTAAAAAACTTATGTTCTTTTGTAAGCGTTGCTACCCTATTGGATAATTTACCTTTTAGATTGTTAAGCTTTAATAACTTTTCACCTGCACCAGTAAGCTTCTTTTGTTCTTCTGTAAGACCATATACATCATCTTCTAATCCCTCATTCTTCATTGTGAGAACACATATCTCATCACCTAGTGCATCTCTTTTCTTTTGGTTCTCTGCTATATTAGTCTTTCCCTGTTCCTCTAATTCTTTGATAAAATTCTCTTGCATTGATATTTTATCTTTGATATTATCTCTCTTTAAATCTAATGATCTTATCTTTTCCTTCTCTGTACGAATCTTTTCTTTTATCAAACTATTCATTGCAGAAAAGATACGAATATCCAGTAAGTCCTCTATCACATCTCTACGATTACTTGTAGACAACTGCATGAATGGTACAAAACTGCTACTCCCAAGTATGACAATCTGTGTGAATGATTTATAGTTTACTTTGAGTATACTCTCTTCTAATATCTTTTGATTTGCCCTATCGTCTGCTTCTTTATGTAATAAAGTTCCGTTTACTTCAATATCAAACTTATTTGGTTTAATACTTCTCCTAACAAGATAATCTTTATTGTTTACACTAAATTCTACTTCAACACAACAATCCTTTTCATTTGTTGCATTCACAAGTTGAGATTTATTAATTTTACGAAATGGTTTATTAAACAAAGCAAACGTCAATGCATCCAACATTGTGGACTTACCAGAACCGTTTGTTCCCACAACTAGGTTAGTAGTGTGTCCTGTAAAATCTATCTCACTCCAATGATCTCCTGTTGAGAGAAAATTTTTCCACTTAATCTTTTGAAACGTTATCATTCTTAGGGGGTATTACAAAGTCGTTGGGTGTAATCACAGTATATTTGTAATTATACATCCTACAGGTCTTAATGGCAAGCTCATCGTCAACTTCTATGACAGCCATCTCTTTTTGATATTTCTCATCATCTTCAAGCATCATTGCATATCTATCGGCATCATCCTCTTCTTCAAAAAGAAATAACACTTTATCACCATGCTTATCTTGTACAGCATAGGCACCATCTTCTTTTCTAGTTTTTAAAGTGAGTATGTACATTACTCTACCTCGCAGGCTTGTCTATAAAGATCCTTAAAAATGTTTTTTATAATATTTTTGTCGTATTCAAAATCACTCTCATCAATATATCTATTCAAAATTGAAAGTGTATTCTCATCTTCATCAATATCAAACTCATCTCCAACCTGTATATCAAAGTTTTCAATGATCTTCAAGTCTTCTACACCTGCTCCATATAACTTATCAATAAACCTCTCAAACTCTTTTGGATTAGATTTTTTACGAACAATAACCTTAACTATCTTACTCTTGTATGGAGTCGCATCAAACAACTGATATGGTGTATCTTCATAGTAAACATTATGAAATAATTGATATGGATTATTAACAGGAGTATGAATACAAGTCTCTGTATCAAAAAAATGAAAACCTCTGGTATCATTTACATCATTCCAGAACATCTCATAAGGATTACCGAGATAATGTATCTTTCCATTAGTAGACCTAGTATGGAAGTGACCTGAGTACACAGCATCAAACTTATCAAAGACACTTGTATCCATACCAGTTTCCATCATGTGTCCACGAGTTGCCTTGAATCCATTGATCTCTAAGTGACCCATTGCAACTTTACTGGTGGACTCATCTATCATCTTTTTACTCTCATCATAATTCTCAACATTAATCCAAGGTAAAAGAAGTATCTGTAATCCATCTAATACAATCTCCTCTGCCTTTGAGTAGGTTGTGATATTAGGATAGTCCTTCAATAGCAACTCAGGAGAGTTAATTTCATTCGTATTTTTATAGTAACAATCGTGGTTTCCTGTGATTGCGTGAACCTTATACTTCTTCATGGGTTCAAATATAACTCTCTTTGACCACTCCAAACTGTAATAGTCAATGGATTTACGGCTATCAAATATATCTCCCATATGAACAATAGTATCCACATTATTTTTCTCTAACTCAGGGAAAAATATATCATTATAAAATTTTTCAAAATACTCATGAAGATGTTTAGATCCCTTACGAGCACCGTAGTGAGTATCTGTAATAATTGCTATTTTCATCTATTGGAAGACTTATATACGATATTGTCTTTAATTGTATTGTAATCAGAACTACTACCTGACATTGCATTGTCATCCACGTTCATCACTTCATCAAAACCACTTCTCTCAATGATCTTTGTTTTAATATCTAATTGCTTTTTCTCTTTTTGTATACGTCTGAGAAAAGCATAATGTATAATCTGTGTGAAGTATGCAAATGGGTTACGAGACTTCTCAGGGTCAAAGTTGTGAATGTATTGAACACAATTCTCAATCCCATCCGATATCATATCGTCACGGAACATGTAATTCACAAAGTTTGGTTTATATGATAGATGCGTAGCAATCTTCAAAAAACACTCCCCAAGATAGTTTGTAATTCTAGGTTTAGGTAAATCATTCTCTTTTGCATGAGCAACCTTCTCTCGATAGACAATCAGTGCTTGTAATAGCTCCTTGTTGTTTACATAGTGTTCAGACTTCTTTCTAGGCATAAGCTTTATCCGTCTTAACTAACATTTATTATAACATATTTTGAACACTTGACAAGTCCTTGATTTCTGTGTACAATAACTCTGTAAGGGTTCAAGGGTTATTAGGCTCTATATTATTCTTAAAGATATTCTCAAGACTCTTGCGAGCATCCTCTACAGTTGAGACATATCCCATCTTTTGATCAGGTTTAACTTCACCACCAGAAGGTAGAAGTTTACTCATATCATCTTCTTCATTTTCTTCTTCAACGTATCGTTCATATATTTTAATTATCTTTTGATCTTTAACTTCACTCATTGTAATAATTTTATCAGTGCGGAAAACAAACATATCATCATCTGCTAACTCCATCCAAGGTTTGATTTTTACATATATTCCATTATTAATCATTTTCATAGTTACAGGTGTATGAGCAATAATAATTGGTTCATCACCAGTTTCATCAACACAAACCGATGCGAGGATCTCTTCCCCAGAAACTAATTTAATAACAGCTACAAATTCTTCTCCCATCAGTTTTTTAAAGGTATGTTTACAATATCATAATTAAAGTTTTCTTGATTGTAGATTTTAATTCTTTCAATCAAGTGATTTAGTGTGTAGTTCTTTCTCTTATTATAACTTATATCGTCAGCAATGTCATAGAGTGTTGCTTTAAGTTTACGATCACCTTTTCTTAAGACTCTTCCAATAGATTGAAGATTCCGAATTCTTGATTTAGAAGGACTAGCAAATATAACGTTGTGTAGGTTTTTAATGTTAATTCCTGTGGAGAAAGTTCCATATGATGCAACTATTATAGCATTGTTTTCACGTTCAGTAATATCACGAACATTCTCTCTGTCTTCGGTTTCTACACCACCGTGTACGAAAAAGACCTGACGATTATCAGACTTACTTTTATTTATGAGATCAAATAATGGTTGTCCGTGTGCCTCAACACGACTATACAGGATCAAAGTGTTACCTGTCAAATCTAATGCAAGATTTTTAATAAAGTTATTTCGACGATTATGACTGATGATATACTGTATCTCATCTTCAAATGTTTCAAATTTATTCGGTGAGTGTTTCAATAGCAACACATTTATATCCAAAGTGGCAACATGTCCCTTCTTCATTAGCTCTTCGGTCTTTATAATCTTATAAGAAGGACCAAATAAACCCTCTAAAACCCACTTATGTGTCTGTGTTCCGTCAAGAGTTCCTGTGAAACCGTAACGATATTTGGCATCAGCAAGTTTAGACATTATAGATACTAATGATTTTGATT